CTAATTTGTTAATTGAGCTTGAAACGGTTCAGCAATCAACCGGGAGTGGATTGATCGTTATCTCGAAGGACAGTCCCAGTGGGAATGGTGAGCAAACAAGATTACAGTTGATCGAAGATCTTGAGTTCTGCCGGAGAGAGATTGAATCGACACAACAATCAGTCAAACGTGTTGAGAAGTTCCTACGGATGATATCGGTTGATGATCAGAAACTGATGAGGGCTTTTATGAAGGGGCGAATATACCGCGAGTTAGCTGATGATTTTGGTTATACAACAGATGGTGTGTATCGAAGGATCACAAGACTGATGGCATCGCACATTATTAAAAATGAGAAGAGGAGTCGAATAGGTTAAAACTGTCTTATATTTGCACTATTATTCATGATATTATGGTAGTGTGATCTCTGCGGGGGGAACACACCTATTATCAATTAAGCTGCCTTTAATAGGGCGGCTTTTATATTTTCAACCACACTGAAAGGAGCAAGCAATGTCTGACAAATTGACGGATAAACAAAAGCAGTTCTGCTATGAATACTTAGTTGATTACAATGGAACCAAGGCTGCCACACGATCCGGATACAGTGAGAAGACAGCTTGCTCTCAAGCGAATAGGTTGTTGAGAAATGTTGAGGTGCTCGCGTGTGTGCGTAAGCTGCAAGAAGAGAAGACGCAGCGCCTGATCGTTACACCGGCTTGGGTAGTTCAAAAGTTAGTTGATGTCACCGAAAAAGCGATGCAGGACGTTCCGGTCATGCGATATGACTATGAGGAGAAAGCGTTACTTCCTACAGGTGATTATGAATTTGATTCAAGAGGTGCTACTAAGGCGCTTGAACTGATTGGCAAGCATCTGGGTATGTTTGTTGAAAAGATTGAGACCAAACAAACAGTTACGGTAGTTAGCAAACTCGATTCGATCCTGAATGAGTTGAAAGATGACGACGATGAAGCTATCGAAAAAGTATAAGTACTTCCTGAAGTATACCGGGTCTAAAGCCGATATCTTAGAAGGTACGACATATGCAGGAAAGACGACAGTAGGCGTGATCAAGTTCATGCTGATGGTTGCACGATCGGAATTGAAGGATCACATCATCTCCGGATTAGATCTGGGAACACTTGAAAAGAATATCATCAATCCGACACTGGGTATCGTCGATATCTTTGGCGATACTCGATTTGGTGGATGTGTTCAATACTTTTCAGACGGTGGGGGTGGAATCACGCTGCCGCATATCAAATACCAAACCTCCAAAGGTGAGAAGATCATTTACACCTTGGGCTATGATAACCGCGATCGCTGGAAGAAAGCGTTAGGCGGTCAGTATGGCTGTGTTTACATCGATGAGGCCAATGTGGCCAATATGGATTACGTTCGAGAAGTGCTGATGCGACAGAACTATTTCATGATGACACTCAACCCGGATGATCCGGGGCTCAGCATCTACAGAGAGTACATCAACCGTTCAAGGCCTTTGCCTGTGTGGGCTAACGAGACACCTGCGGCTCTTGCTAAGGAGTTAAAAGAACCCGCTGAGAAGGGCTGGGTTCACTGGTACTTTACCTTTGATCACAATGCCGGGCTTACACCTGAGAAGCGCTACGAACTATTACGCAGCGCACCTGTCGGATCGAAGCAGTACAAGAACAAGATTCTTGGATTGCGTGGTCGACATACCGGATTAGTATTCGATCTGGCCGAGCGCAATGTGATTAGTGAGATCGAGTTGCGGACATTGCAAACAAGTATCAGTGGTCAACCGGCAGAGTGGAAACCCTTTGGGATATTCAGCTGCGGAGTTGATACCAGTTATAGCCGTAAGAGCGATGATACGATCGCTTTTTCTTTTGACGGAATTACAGAGTGCGGACGTAAAGTAACACTCGATGTGCTGACAATCAATAACACTGTTCTAGTACGTAATGGGAAGCACCCATTGGCACCCAGTGATATACCGCCGATGCTGTTCAAGTTCTTAGAGAAGAACCGAGAGAAGTGGGGATTTGCAAGAGACGTGTTCATTGACTCAGCGGATCAAGCGACGATCACTGAGTGCGAGAAGTATCGCAGACAAACAGGGTGCGTTTATAAGTTCATCCCGGCATGGAAGAGTATGAGGATCCTGGATCGCATTATGTTGACCCAAGGATGGCTGACTAACGGTTACTATTACATCCTGGGTAATTGCAAAGACATGATCGATGAGCATAACCTGTATAGCTGGAAAGAAGATAAGCAAGAGCCTGAAGATGGGAATGACCATACAATCAATGCGGACCAGTACGCCTGGCTCCCCTACAGAACCAAGATCGGAGTGAACAAGTAAATGGAAATGAACGAGAGAATCAAAAAAGCGGTGGCAGCTGTATTCCGAATTGATCAGCAAGCCAACATCAGCATCACGATCAATGAGCCGATGAACCATCAGTTGAACGTTTTTAAGAATCAGCTGTGGTATCGAGGCGATGCCTCAGAACTTCATCAGTTCTATCAGCTATTCGATGACATGTGCGGTAATACTAAGTTTTGGCGGGCGAGCGCAACAACCGGGGTTCACTTCCGGAAGATCCACACAGGACTGCCGGCACTGATCGTTGATCGGCTGCGTGATATTGTCGTTGATGACATGAATGAGTTCGAATTCTCAACGGACAATACCAAGAAGAAGCAATGGGAGAAGATGACTTCGGAGTATAACTTCAACAGTCTGATCGGTGATGCGATCGCAACAACTTTGTGGGCGGGCGATGGTGCTTTCAAGATCAGTATGGATCCTGAAACGAGTCAATACCCGATCGTTGAATTCTATGGCGCTGATCGCGTCGAGTTTGAAAAGAAACGTGGGCGATTGGAAACGATCATCTTCAAGACCGAACGTCTTAAAAAGGGTAAGCGTTTCATTCTGCATGAGTTTTATGGACGACATGGTGTCCATTATAAACTATTTGATGGCGATGGGCGTGAAGTGACAGTACCTGAGATTGAAGACTTTTCGGATCTGCTACCAGTCATGTATTCAAATGACCTGGTAATGGCAGTTCCGCTGATCTTCGAGAAATCACCTAAGTACGAGGGCCGTGGTAAATCGATTTTCGATACCAAAGTCGATAGCTTCGATAGTTACGATGAAGTATGGAGTCAGTGGATGGAAGCGCTGCGCGATAATCGTGTGACGCGTTATATCCCTGATAATCTTTTACCGAAGGATGTGAACAACAACCTGCTGCAGCCAAACAGCTTCGATAACCGGTATATCAAGACGGAATCGCAGAGCAACAAAGAAAACGCTGTGGATAAGATAACCATTGAAGGTGGCAATTTACAGGCTGATGGTTTGTTGGCCACTTACGTTACAGCACTTGACCTTTGTCTTCAGGGGCTGATCAGTCCATCTACACTTGGCATCGATGTTAAGAAGTTGGATAACGCTGAAAGCCAACGCGAGAAAGAGAAGGCAACCCTCTATACGCGTAACCGAATCATCAAAGCACTTGAAGTAGCAATTCCTCAATTGGTCAATGCTATGTTCGGTACGATCGATACATTGGATCAAAAAGAGTTGAACCCGGTTGATGTAACAGTCAGTTGGGGCGAATACGCGAATCCTTCCTTTGAGGCTGTTGTCGACACAGTCGGTAAAGCCAAACAGTACGGCATCATGAGCACATACAGATCTGTGAAAGAGATGTACGGTGATTCCATGTCGGACGAGGAGGTCCTTGCCGAGGTAGGCCGCATTCAAGCCGAGTCAGGTGTGATGGATGCTACGCAGACAACTTTACCTGATACCGGTACAGATGCACCGGCAGCTGTGTCTACACTCAATGGTGCGCAGATCACAAGTTTGTTGAAAGTCACTGAGCAGGTGAAGGCGGGTAGTATCAGTCACGATGGTGCAATCTCCTTGCTAACATCTACACTGGGACTAAGTAAAGAAAACGCGGAATCGATTCTTCAAGAACAGATTGCTGCAGCCTAAGTGAGGTGATGATGTGTGCCGAAAGAGTCGTATGATATCAATCAGATATTTGCAGAGATTGAGCAGGAATTGATGAAATCACTGAAGCGCAACTTATCCAGGCACATGAAGGAAGAATCCCTTGAGGGGTTTAACTGGCCGGCATGGCAAGCGCTGAAGCTGAAGGATATGCAACGATTCAGATCCGAGAATCAGAAGATCTTCGCCGCCTATCAGAATCAACTCGATGAGTTTACGCAGCATCTAATCAAAACGCAGTATGCTGAAGGAATCAACAGTGTTGCATCGGATGTTGCAGAAGCGATTAATGATGGTGCAAAGGGACTTACCTCTGTGGATCCGATTGCTTTCTTCAGAACGAATGACACGAAGATCCTGAATCTGATCAATGCTGTACAAGATGACACAAAGAACGTGAAAACGGCAGCGCTTCGTATGATGGACGACCAGTACCGTAAAATTGTACTAAAAGCCCAGATATACAGTTCAAGCGGTGCCGGGACTCTAACAAAGGCAGTGGATATGGCCGCAAAGGATTTTGTCAGTGCTGGTATCAACTGCATCCAGTATGCAGATGGTCGGAGGGTGAACATAGGCTCATATGCTGAAATGTCGATACGTACCGCTAACAAGCGGGCTAAATTACGTGGAGAAGGCGATTTTCGAAAAGAAATCGGTGAGACACTCGTATTAGTATCGCAGTATGGAGCCTGTTCACCTACCTGTTTGCCCTTGCAAGGTCGAGTATATGTAGACGATGTTTGGTCCGGTGGAATTCCAGATGGTAAATACCCGAGACTATCATCAGCGATCGATCAAGGGCTGTATCATCCCAATTGTCGGCATACGCAGAGTACCTATTTTGAAGGTATCACTAGAAGGGTGCCGAAAGTGGATGAGGGTTCTTCCAACGAGAATTATGCAGCGGAACAGAAGCAGCGTTATAACGAGCGTATGATTCGCAGGTACAAGCGATTGGCAGAAGGATCACTCGATGAGGAGAATGCTACAAATTATTTTTTAAAGCAGAAACAGTGGGAACGCGTACAGCGTGAACACCTGTCAGCTTTTCCCCAATTGCGTAGAAACAACTGGCGAGAGAATATTTCTTCGAATGGTATTTACAATTCTTTGGGTAGCAGTATAATATACTCTTCTGACATTCAAATCGGAAGAAGTCTAGGAGCTGCAGCATTCACAGATAAAGTTCTTGTACCCGGTGAAGGACTATTCGATCTTGTTGAAGGTTCAACAATTAAGAAGGTTGTAGTTTTTGCGGGTCAAGGGAAAAAGAAACCAGTATTGATTGCCGAGTCACTGTCAAAGGATTTTGGCGGAGCTGTTGAAAAATGGAACCATGTTCGAGGAGAAGGGGTTGTCGATTACCATTCAACTCCTCGTAAAGCAGAGATACACTGGTTTGAGAATGAAGATGTCGGTAGATACCGAATGAAAGTGAAGGTGTGGTTCGATGAAAATTAAATACCTAAAAGAAACTATATCTTTCATGCTTACCAAAGGTAAGATTTATGACGTGATCTCAATAGAAAAAGACTGGTATCGAATTATTGACGATACTGGAGAAGATTATCTATATCCGCCTGAGGCATTCGAAATTATTAACTAAACACGAGAAATCGTGTTTTTTATTGGCCAAACGTGTCAAGCCAAAAAACTGCATGGGAGTCGACGGACTCGAACAAAAACGGAGGTAAAAATGGATAGTAAAAAACCTAAACTCTTCCCGTTGGACATTCAGCTCTTTGCTGAACCCGATCCGGCGGCACCAAACAACCCCGATACGGGAGCGGGTGCAGCGGCAGCTGCAGGAGCAGCAGACCCGGCTAAACCAGGCGCAGATAAAGCCTTCACACAGGCGGATATGGACGCTTTGGCGGCTAAGATTAAAGGCAAGTACGATAAGAAGATTAAAGCGTTGTCAGCGGAAGAAGGCGATCCCAATGCTGCGGATCCTGCAAAGGCCCAAGCCATTGATACCGCGCCGTATGTGATGGCAACAGCGAAAGCAGAAATCAAAGCACAGCTTGCTATGTTAGGCGTATCCCCGGAAAAGATTCCATATGCGGTACGTCTAATTGATCCGGCAGGTGTTTTGGCCGAAGGTTCTGTGAGTGAAGCACTCACGAAGACAGCGGTTGAAGCGATGTTGAAAGAGTTTCCTGAATTGAAAAAGGCCGCAACTGAAGATAAAGCCAAATTCAAGATTGGGGCGAATGGTCAACAGACAGTTTCAACAGATGATGAGGCGCTGGCGAAGATCTTCGGGAATAATAAGAAATAAAACAAGGAGGGCACTACAATGCCAAACACAGTCAATTATGTTACGAATTTTGAATCGCAGTTAAGACAAAAGTATACCCGTGAGTTGCTGTCCGTTGATCTATTGACAGAAAATGTCAAGTTCGTCGGAGCAAATGCGGTTAAACTTGCTTCCGTAAAAGTCAAAGGCTACGGCGATCATTCCCGTTCAGGTGACTTCAACCGTAAGACAGTTGAGAATACTTTCATCGTGAAGACGTTGGCTCATGATCGTGACATTGAAATCAAGGTTGATGCCATGGATGTGGATGAAACGAATCAGGTATTATCCGCGGGTAATATCACCAACACTTTTGAGACAGAACAAGCGATCCCTGAACGTGATGTTTACGCTTTCTCGAAATTGTATGCTGACTACACCAATGTAGCTATTGGCAATAAAACAGCCGATGTGACTGTGTTGAGTGCCGCAAACATCTTGGCAACGATCGACGGTATCCAAGAAGCGATGACGAATGCAGAAGTACCGGTGGACGGACGTATCTTGTATGTTACGCCTACAGTCAACAAGTATTTGAAAAGCGCTGTTACACGTCAGTTGACCGCCACTGATGGAGTAGTTTCCAGATTGATTACCGGCCTGGACAACCTAAAGATCAAAGAGATCCCGAATGGTCGCATGAAGACCGTTTATGACTTCACTGATGGATTCGTTCCGGGTGTTGCTGCTAAACAGATGAACATGATCTGCGTTCATCCGACAGCCGTTCTGTATGCGAACAAACATGCGTACATTCATCTTTGGGCTCCGGGCTCAGACTCTCGTGCAGCTGACAGTTATCTGTACCAGAATCGTGCCTATTGGGATCTGTTCTTGCATGAAACGCGCGTTGATGGTGTGTGGATTAACATCACGGCTTAATCGATGTTGATTGCAACGAAAGGTAATCGTCAAACCGTAATTGACGAGAAAGAGGTCAAGATCTTCACAGATCAAGGCTATGACGTGACAGATGAAAAAGGGAAGGTTATTGCCTTCCCCGCAAACAAAGTTGTGCCGTACGCGGAGTATGTGAAGCTGTTGGCCGAGAATGAGGCATTGAAGAAGAAATCAGCAAAGGGCGGCTCTGAGTAGTCGTCCTTTCTTTCCAAAGAAGGGAGACAACACATGCCAAACTTGTTTATCGATGTTACTTATTACACGGACATTTACAAAGGGAAGATTCCGCCTTTAGAGATTGAGGCGAATCTTGAAATTGCGCTGATTCAGTGCAATGACATTTGTTATGGACGTATCAAAGAAGGGATATCTGATGCGACGGTGCTAACTGTTAAGAAGGCGCTGTGTTATCAAGCTGACTACGTTTACAAAAACGGTGGAGCCGATGCAGGAACAATCACGGGTTGGTCAGTAGAAGGGCTGTCGATCAGTCAGGAAAGCGGTAATTCGAGACGTAACATCTCAGAGTATGCCTATCTGCTGCTGAAATCGACCAATCTTCTTACGAGGATCCTCTGATGCCGACGATTACATGGCCGAAGCACTTAGAGAAT